AAACCTTTGAGTTCTGTTCGATTCTTTTCTTCTAGTTCAGTGATTTTAGCCTGTGCGTCAGCTTGCTCTTGCATCAGAGGTAAAAGCTTATTGTAACTTTTCTCGAGTCTGTCTTTTGCAAATTGAGCTTGGATAGTGCTCTGAGTAAACTTAACCATTGCCTCAGCTGATGGGATAACACCCTGCTCAGCTAGTGCCTCAAGCTTGCTCTGAAGATCAGCAGACGCCGCGCCCATTGCCTCCTGTGCATCCTCGGCTTCTTGAGCTGCTCCTGTGATCATCTGGAATGTCTCAAACAGTGCAAAGCCAGCCGCGACCACACCACCAAGCACAGGCACAAGCGACATGAGAGAAGCCCCACCACCTTTCCCTATGCTCTTAATGGTAGAGCCTAGCTCTTTGAATGACCCACCGAGCTCCTCAACATTTCCCACCACTTCGCTGAGACCTTCACCAAGGTGAGAATTGACCTTATCAAAATGACCAGCCATGTCACCAGCTGTCTCACCTATACCCTTGAGGCCGCGCTTGGCCTCCTCAGTTCCTGTCAGCTGTACCTCAATATCAACACTGTTAGCCATGACGGGCCTCTTCTATTGCTCGCTTATGTGCTCGATTGTGAGCCGCTTCTGAATGATAATGTAGAACGTCAATAGCTTCAACTAGAGCACATGAGGGTGATGGATGTGAGGTGTGGATAGGATAGAGCCCTGATCTGTGGCGCTGATATGCTGAGATGATGCTAGCTAGTCTATTAGCACCAGCGACAGGGCAAGATCTCACGAGCATATCACTGAACTCTTCACCAGAGTCTGGCGCTACTCGATAACCTGGTACATAGAGACCACGCTCATCACGCTGTGCAAGTGGTAACCCTTCACGGAACGGGCCCCCACAGTTACCCCTAAGTTCTCTGAGCCCTCGCTTAGCTTGGCATTGATCACATGACCATGAGCGACCTCTGCTGAATCCTAACCACACAGAGGCCGCTAACATCATTTTCCCTGATCACCTAGTAGACTGATCCTCTGGATGTGTAGCACTAGCTCACTGATGGTTTGCACCCTGTGACTCTCTGGTCTGATCATCTGGAGCTGATCAAGGTTGGCGGGCTCATTATCAATGCTCACCAGTGAAGCCCTGATCATCTCATCATAGACGCGGCTCAAGTATTGTTGATATTGACTCATGGCCTCACGCTCAGAATCTGAGAGCTCATGATGCCAGCGCGCTTTTTCCTCTACATCATCTGGAGACTGCGACCACAGAAGACGACCAAGCTCAGAGCGCGTCATAGCACCTGCTCTGATCTCAGCTTGCTCACGCTCAGGAGGTGACAAAGCTTTGAGTGTAAACGCCGTAGCTCCCTCTTTGATGGTGAAGTGTGTAATGTCACCGGTCTCTAAGTACGCTGAGCGCTGATCAGGTGAACACTCAACAGCAGGGTCACATGTGACCACCACTTCGATAGTCTGCTCTGATGATGTGAGAAATGATAGCGCCATACTAGATCCCTAATCCTAATCTGAATGGAGAGTTGGTGGCATTGGAGCCGCTCACATCACCGCTGAATCTTGATTGATTGTAGGTGAGTTGTTGCCTGACAATATCATTACCACTCACATCAAATGCGCTTGGATCCACGGCCAGCTGTGCAGCTGGTAACATGATGGCACAGCCTAGACCATCACCTACAGGGCCAGTTCCGATGATTACCTGTCTCAAGGTTCGATTGAAGAAGTCATCATTGATCAGCGTGCTAGGTGTGCTGAGAGTCATGGTGAGCTCCACAACTACATCAGTGATCTCCATATCACTCATAGCTAGGACACTATCACTGTGACCTTTAGGTGTGAGCGTGTTGGTTACTGTTAGGCTAAAGTCCTCACAGTCCACACTGGTCCTAGCAAGCATGTTGCCAGTGGACACAGCAGAGAGTGACGTTGGTGCAGTGCTCGACAACACAGCATAGGCACCTCTGAAGAAAGGTGGTGAGCCGCTGTTATATGTGGGCTCGATAGGGCCGCTGGCGTTACCATGATCATCTTCAATGTGAGCACACTGATAGGTAAACTCACCCATGAGACGCCCATTGTCTAATGTGATACTCAGAGACTCGAGCACACAGCCAAAGCAGAATGTCCTGAAGTTCACGCCATCGATACGGAAGCTCAAGCTGTTCTCTCTTGTGCCTGTCGCGTTCTGCCCTGGTACATACCAAGTCTGAAGATGACGCACAGTCTTTGACCCTGTAAAGGCTGCGCTGAATGCTGGTGAGAAGTTAACATTACCCGCATTAGTATCGTCAGTGATAGCGCTATATTCAGCTCGACCATTTAACTCAGTGCCAATGATTGTACCCACATCATCATTATTGGGGCCAGATGATGGGGTGTATGAGTTAAGGTCCACAGCGGTCACATTGTCACTTGATACACTTGGAATACGAGTCTTGAAACCAGCGCCCAAGAGAAGACCCAGATAGTTCGCTGAGTAATCAGCTGAGGCTGTGCCAATGGTGGTGAGGTCAACCCTGCACACTACTTGACCAGTCCTGTGACGAACCCTAGACCCTGAACTGAAGACTGTGTCTGGCTCAGGAGGTATCAAGAAGTTCCCATCACGCGCATCATTTCTCTCACTGAAGACCGGCTCACCAGGGATAATGATGGGGTCACGCTCGCAAGGGATAGACGTATAAGACCCACTCTTATCTGGTAAGCCTGTTGAAGATACCAGAGAACCAAAAGAGCTCTCTGATAATACGCCTAGTGTTCTGTGTGTGACTGTCATTTAAGCCTCCAAATATAACAGGGTGAAAGGTACGCTCAGCATAAATGCAACGTCACCAAGATCAACAGGAGCGAAGATGGCCGCCTGTGGAATTACTGAGATTATGCCCGTAGTAGATAGATCATAGTTAGGGCCTTTGAGCTTTTCTAAGATGCGCTCGCCATCCTCAGCCGCTAAGCGTTGGAGATAGAGCAGGTCAGACGCTGAGATATCATAGCGGACCTCACACGCAACCTCAACGCGTCGCCGCCCACTAAGACCAGCCGCGCCATCATCCTCGGGGAATGTGGTGAGCACTAGTTCAAAAAGACGGTTATTGTTGAAGCGCTGTGACTGTGGTGTGACGTGACCGTTTGCTCTGTCATAGCACACAAAACCATGATGTATATCAGTCTTAGGGGTGATGCTCATAATCTGAGTCTCTAGATGTGAGAGAGCTGCATAAATGCCTTGGCTCATGTCATCAACTTCTTTCTGATCTCGATCTCTACAGCCTCAACTAAGATATCTACATCTTTGGGGCTAAGCCCTAAGAACTCTCTAGAGCTATTCACAATGTAACCATATTGAGCATGATCTGTGAGCCCGATTGTAAAGGCTGTGGCTGTGGCCTCTTTGATCACTAGATTATCTATCATGTTACCTGAGAGAACAAGATCAACCTCAGCGCTATCACCAGCGCCACCACGCCGCCGAGAGTCCTCTTTATACTGACGATATCCACCTTGATAGAATATGCTCTTACCTGTTCTAGACTTGCGCCCTCCTTTGGGCTTTAGACGCGCGCCCTTGAAAGCAACATAGAGAGGTGTTGTTGAGTATTTTTTAAAAGGTCTACCGTTGGCGTCAATACCTCTGCTTGTCCTCAGCTTGATAGATGCAAGCGTGTTCATCGCTAAGCGCTGAGTGTCTCGAGCGCTCCACAATGATCTAGGCACTTTGATATTGACCTTGGTTGGCATTAGTGCCTCATCCCTCGAGCGATCTTAAAGAAGTCATCATTCTCACTCTTAGTGTACCCTGTGTATGATGCTCTAAAGTCGGTCTTACTTCCTCCGCTCCTTCTCAGGTCTTCCTCTCCTGAGTCAACCACACCATCACCGTCAAGATCTAACGTCACAGACCTGAGAGCCAGATTCATGAGCTCTTGATATCGAGCGCGCATCGCATCAGCCGCGTCAAACTGCATATTCATTTCATAGACGTGAGCAGCTGCACAGTAGGCATGAGCGCGCTTGAAGCTCTGCTGATTGAACACCTCATCTTCTGTGATGCCGTCAGCTATGACGTGATCACGGATAGCTAAGATGAGCTCATCTAGACTAGCCTGTATCTGTGGTGAGAAGTCAGACTGTCTGCGTGGGATCATGTCTGCAAGGTTAGCCATCTGACCTACTAACTTATCATGATCTAGGCCGGTGGTGAAGGGTCGAGGAGTGACTTTTAAAAGACCAGTCTCAACCTTCTTACCACCAACTAAGTCATCATAGGCGATAATGTAGGGGAAGACTCCAGAGGTGCCAAGATTAGCAGACCCCACATCAACATAGCTCATGCTAAAGTTGAGTGTAGCCGCTGAACTCAGATCTATCTCACGCGGCAAGGGCTCAGCAAGTAGCGCTGTACCTGTGACAAGTCGAGCAATCTTTACCTGATAGTATGTGTCTGCCGTGGTCTTGAGAAACGCTCTAACCTCATCACGCTCCAAGCTAGCACCTACAGCGCCGCTGGTGGTGAGTGTGCGTCTATCGCTCGCTATGGCTGTGATGGTTACGTTGGCGCGTGACTGCACAAACAAACCACTGAAGTCACCACCGGGAAACTTGATAGTGAGCGTGGGTGTAGTGCCTTCTGCGTAAGGCTCAGCAGGATCCCAAACAAAGTGATAGCCCTGACTCTTTACCGCTTTTCTCATCTCTGTCTGCCTCCTCTGTTGGCCTTGCTTATGTCTGCACCCTTGGCGCGCTCAAGGTCAGCCGCTTGAATAAATGACTCAGTCACAGGACTCCATGAGTGGCGGCAGTTATACCCACCGCACGAAGTCTTGACGCTGAGCCCTTGGCCGTTCCTAAGTTTTCTCATTTGCTGGTCATCAACCACAAGATCAATGAGCGCCTTACAGAACGGCCTAGTCAGACCATCACGCGGCCCTGTGTACAGATAGTGATCAAGCCCAGCCTGATCAGCAGCTGCCGCTGTGATAGATCGCCCATATTGACTAATTCTAGTTTTAACCTCTGTCAGCTGTCTACCCTCTGAGCTCTCTAGTCTCTGCACTAAGTCAGACTTGACGAGATCAAGAGGAACCTCAGTCGATAACGCTAGGAGCGCATCTCTAGTTGCTCGTTTAAAATCTGGGATGATTACGTCTTCAAATACAGCGCTGGCTGACTGCGCTTGAATCAGGTCGAGCTGAGGAAGTGATTGAGGGTCATATTCTAAACCTATGGCCTCAAGCGATTTCTCAGCAGCCGCTCTAATTTTGTCGCTTGCCTCGATAAAGTCATCGATAGCCAGCCCTAGACCACCTCTTAAGATAAGGTCTAAGAGCTGATCATCATCAAAGCTTAGTAACAGTTCAGGCTCAGTGGATGCGCTCGCCATCTCGATGATAGACACGAGGTCTTTTCTTGCTCGAGCTAGTGAGCGCTTGAATCCACGCTCAGCCTGTACCTCAGCTTGTAGCTGGTCACGTCTGGATCTGATGAGCTCCGCCATAGGGCCCTGCTGACCTTTCACCTGTCTAGTGAGATCATCAATAGCCTCTTGGTCTGCATCAACCTCACTGAGCTGATGGTGTGCGCTCATCAAGTCCATAGGTCACTAGTTGATGCAGTCAGTAATGACAAAGCCCAGAGATGCATCGATCAGCTTAAAGTCATGCACCTCTTCTGCGTATACATAGCGACGTGTTGAGTCTAGGCTGTCATACTGACCGGCCTGCATACCGCCGAACTCAAGATTGAGCGCTGCCGTGGGCATCCCTTTGACGTTGCCGCTCTTTTGCACGATTGCATCAGACCCGCGCAAGATACCCATAAAGATCTTCTTGCCATTCCAAATTGCTGACTCGCTTGACGTCGCGCCAGGTACAGCAGTGTCTTGAAGAGCTCGACCAACATAAATGTTGGGGATTCCGAGGACATCACGCAGCACAGACAAAACAGCCTCATCTGAGAGAATGCGGTTGCCTGATGCGATGCCAGCTGCTGAGGATCCCACATAGCCGCGTACTTCTGGGTTACGTGCGAGTGCTCGAAAAGACTTGCGCCCTATGATCATCGTGTCTGGATTGATGCCATGAGCATTTTCAAAGACAGTGCTCTTAATCGTGTCGAGCTTTGTAAGTGGCTCAGAACCGGCTACGTCGAATCGATCAGCATTTGCGAGTTGCTGTGTGAAGTTCGCAAAATTGGTGACCTCATCAAAAAGCACGTCTGCTGCTCGCTTCTCTTTAGCCAGCTTCATCACGCGGCTGACCTTCTTAGCTATGCGTGCCTCTTCGCTTCCTGGATACTGAGAGTCAATGATGTCCTCCATAGCGATAGAGTCAGAGGCCGCGTAGATCTTAGCCTTGAAGGTCTGGCTTGAGCGATCGAATCCGCCAATGGTAGCGCGTGACGCACCAGGAGCGCGCTCAAGGTCAAGACCAGCACCAGCGCCCATGAAGTTACGAGACTCCTCGAGGAGGATAGTCCCTGAGCGCTCAGGAACTTTGATGGTCTCGAAGATCTCATTTGCGATGAGCTGACTGTCACTAGGCACAGCCTCAACGACGAGGCTGGTTAAGATCTGGTCTACTGGGTGTAGATTACTGTATGAACTTGCCATGAGTTATCTCCTTAAGGCTCTACGATGATGGGACCGTTGAACATCACGAGGATCTGGTCACCAGCAGCGGCTGTGGTCTGATTAATGTTGGGGATCATGCGACACACAGCGAAATCACCAGATGCCACGGCTTCAACACGACCCGCTGTCTTACCTGGGCTTGTCACAGACTTAAGTCTTGGTTCAGTAGATGCTGTGATACTATCGCCAGCGATAGCGCGGCTGATGCCATAGGTGACAACCTCAACAGGCTCACCCGCTGCAACAGTGCGCTGTGCAATGCCTACACAGGTCTTGTCTGTGCCCACAGCTGTTGGCTTTACTTTTCCGTTGGTGTGCAAAGACACCAGAGAAAACTCAGTAATCGCCTCATGTGCGATAAACGATTTTATATTATCAGTAGTTGCCATGATTAACCTCCGAAGGCTTTGAGATAATAGTCTGGATTGTCAGCGCGGAACGTGGCCAGCGCTTCACTGTAAGAGATGCTCTTCTCTGCTGAGAGCTTACGCACCTCTTGATCAAGTGTGGCCTTGCTGATCTCAGCACCACTAGCGCCATGACCGATCTCAGCCAAAGGTACAGATGCGCCTTGCTCGCGAGCGCTGAACATCTGCCAAAACTCAGGTTGCATCTCTCGAAGTTCCCAAGCCTTGCGCGCAACATCATTCTCTGATGGGCTGATTTTGCCTTCACGCAGAAGCACATCAACAGCGCGGTCACACTCAGCAGAGTCACGCTCTGACCTGAGCTTCTTAATCTCGTTATCTTGAGCGCTGAGTTTTTCGTTAAGCGCTTGAATCTCTGAGAGCATGACAGGTGAGAGGTCTGATTCACTCATCCTCTTGTTCTTGTCGTAGTGCTCTTTCTTCTCATCATGCT